TATGGACGGCAGTTGACTTTTTTTTAGCGTATCCGTCGCCCCGTCAAACAGCACCTTGAGCGCCGTCTTATCCATATCCAACTTCAGGCCACCGCGTACCAGTGCCTCGGTATCCTTTGGCAATGTATAGCATATGAACATAGCCGCCTTCTGAGCGCCGCCGTTCATGGCCTTCTTTTTCCATTGTCCTAACTCTTCTAAGGCTGATACGTGAGCAATGGCAGATGTAGGCTCTAC